GGCGATGGTGCCGAGTGCCGTGGAGACGTTGTTGTTCGCGCTCTCCGCGTCATCTCGAGCATCGGAGATAATCTGCCGCTGCGCCTCGATCGAGGCCGTCTCTGCCGTCACGTTGGTCTCGAGGGTCGCCGTGATGTTCCTGATGTTGTCGAGGAGCGTCGCAAGGGTGAGGTCGTCCTCGGCCCCAAGAGCAACGAACGCCTGAGCCACCGCCACCGTGCCCGCCGTCGGGTCGCTGTACGCTTGGGAGAGCCCGATGTAGTCCTCTTGGGTGACGGCGACGTTGCGCGCCTTGAAGAAGAAGGGCACCCGCCGCTTGGTCTCCGTGAGCTCTTCACGGTTGGCGCCGCCGCTCGAGGGGTCTGGGTTGGTGATGGTCAGCGGGATCGTCTGGAACATGATCACCAATGGAGAAACGACGTCCTCGATGGTGCCGCTCGTCACAAGCCCTGACCGCCCAGAGGTCGCGATGTACTCGGCCACGATGTCAGCGCCCGTGGTCGGGATGTTGCCAGCGACGCCGTCTCCGAAGCGGAGCAACGGGGGCTCGTGGTTGTAGTCCACCTCGTACTGGTCGGTCTGGTCGTAGGTGATGAACTCCGACTCATCCCACGGAGACGCTGCCACGGTGACGTCCACGGTGTCTTGAGCGACGTACTTGTCGACCCCTGGAGAGAGCACAAACCGCTGGTTCCGCGTGCCGTCAGAGCGGAAGCTCTCGATGACGGTGACGCCCTCTCGACAGGAAACGGTGCGCGCCGGCGACGTTGGCCCCTCGCCGGCTGGGAAGGTCACCGCCTCGATGGCCTCGAAGACGAGGTCGTTCGGCCCTTGGAACTGGAAACCGATGGGGATCGTCACGTCGAAGGGCCACACCCGCGTGAGGTTGATCTCGAGGTCCACCGAGGCCGCGACCGCCGGCACCATCTTGTAGCCAAGCTGGCGAGCTAGGCGGTTGACCGCGCGCCTGGTTCGAGCCGTCTCAAGGTACGACTCCGCAGCCTGACGGTCGATGTAGAAACTCACCGACTCCGCAGCCCACGAGACGATGTCGATGAGCATGAGCCCGACGTCGCTCGAGATGAAGTCGTTGAAGGCCGTGACGAAATTCGCTTGGATGCGCGCAAGGAGGTCGTCGACGAACGTGAAGAAGTCCTTGGAGGCGAAGCGAGCTCGGTTGATGTTCGCCTGATGGCTCTCGAGTTGAATCGGCTCGGTCATGTCCTACCCACCTGTCCCCGGAATCACAAAGGGAACCGCCGTCTTCTGCACATTCCCCTTGACGCGATACATCACGTCGACCGCGATGACGTCCTGGCCACTCGCTGACTTCTTCTCCTCGACCAAGACCTGAATCACGGTGATCCGTGGTTCGCCCACTGCCAGAGATCGTCGCACCTCAGCGTTGATGCGGGCTCGGAGCAGGGGGCCTCGGTTCTCGAAGACGAAATTCCAGATGTCGGAGCCCTGCCCTGGCCTCATGGCCCTCGAGCCGCGCGGAGTCGTCAGCGTGCGCGTGATGTTGTCACGGATGACGTCATCGTCGGTCGACTGCGCTGGAAACGAAATCGACCCCTTCTGGAATGGGTGCTTTATGCCGATGATCGTCATCTCACACCATCCTACCTCACGCCAGCGGCGCCGTGGCGCCTGGTGGCGGCGCGAAGGCCACGATGACCGTCCGCGTCGCGACATCGAGCGCTGAGGCGATCTCGGCCGCCTTCGCCGCCGTCTGGTCGGTGAAACTCGAGAACACCGACGTCAACTGCCCTACGAGAGCCCCCTTCCCTGGAAACAGGCTCACCGCCCCAACGCCGGCCCCAGCGAATGGAACGGGTGGGAGAAGCCAGAACGCCTCGATGCCGTTGGCAAAGGCGTTGGCGAACTGCACCGCCGTGCCGTTCGGGTTCGTCATGACCCCCGCGAGTTGCCCTGCGAGGGCCTGCGCCTCGATGCCTACGAAAGTCGGCAACAGAGCTCCTGCCTGAGCGGTGAGGGCGTAGGTGTTGTAGGCTCGAGCCCACTCTTGAGCCTTCGCCGCGCCCTGGTCGGATGGGTTCTGCATCGCCACGACGAGTTGGCTCGTCAGCACTGGCAGAAGGAGCGCCATCAGACCACCTTCACCGTCTGGCTGAGAATCTGATCAAGCCGCTGCTTGATGGCACTGAACTGCGGAGCGTTCACGGGGGTTCCCGAAGCCCCAGCCGGCGTCGGCACCGTCAGCGCGTTGATGGCGTCGATGAGTTCCTCGAGGAGCCCCTTCAGCGTTCTCCCGAGCGCAGCGGGCTCGTCGTTCGGGGCCTCGGCGTCAGCGCCGTTGCCCACGTAGACCTCTTTCCCGCTGACGTTGGTGATGAAGATGTTGCCGTCCTTGTCGATGTTGAGGATCGCCCCGTTCTGATGCTCGAGTTTGATGTACTCTTCGCCGTCTTGTTCATCGAGCACAAGTTTGTGGCCACCAGGGGTGATCCAACCGAAACTCTCGGCTGCGGCGAGGTCGTCGGGCATCTGCCCCTGCGCGTACCAGCCGCCGAGCCAGATGGGAGAGTCGAGGCTCCCGTTCTCGAAGACCACGTAGACGAACGAGTCGACCGGGGGAAGGTTCTTGAGTCCGTAGCCCGCCCCTGCGAAGCTGAAGATGGGATAGGCGAGCCGTGACTGGTCCTCGGTGTCGCCCACCGCCCTGACCTGCACCCTGACGCGCCCTTGGGGGTCTGGGGAGCCGTCGTCGGCCTCTGGGTCGGCGATGTCGATGACCTTCCCCCGATAGATGCCGTAGTAGAGGCTGAAATACTCGAGCCCGTGAAGCATGAGGCGGTCGAGGAAGCGCCTGAAGCCCCCGGCGTAGGCTGGCGAGCCGATGGGGCGTCGAGGCTGTCGCAGGTTCAGAACCGCCATCTCACTCCGTCCCCTCTGGGAGCCGATCCGTCGACACGCCGCTACCTGGCTCGTCTCGCTCGGGGGCCTCCTGCCTGTTCGGGTTCGACCACTGCTGCAAGAGAGCCTGCGAGATCGCTCCCGTGCCTCCTGGCGCGTTGGTGAGGCACTTGAAGTTCATGGTCCACTCGCCGGCGCTGGCCTCGTGCGTGATGCCCTGCACGAGATAGTTGCCGTTGAAGAAGTCGCCGATGCCCTGCACGGCGATCAAGTCGCCTGGAAAGATGAACGGGAGCCCGATGCTCGAGAACTGCGCGTTGATGCCTCCTCGAGCCGCGTCCTCGTCGGCCTCGAGCGCAGCGTCGTCGGCGCCGTCACGGCTTGAATCAGCCCCGCGCCCCGGAAGGAAGCGGCCCTCTTCAGAGAGGCCAGCTACCGTCGTCTCCGTGCCCGCAGGTTGCTCTGCGACGCCGATGCCGAGGGTCTCCTCGAGAAGCCGCTGCCCCTCTGAGATGCGGTCCTCTTGGGTGACGATGCCCCCGATCTCCTCTTGGGTGTCGGGGTTCCAGTCGCCGTAACGGATCGGAGCGTTGCCCCGTGGCATCCAAATGCCCTCACCAGTCGTCTCGAAGTTGAAGAGGGGGAAGCGGTTGATGAAGTCGGTCTGCCCCCACATGACGAACGTGTAGACGGGCTCACCCGAGTACATATCGCCTCGCCGCCGCACCCGAAGCGTCGGCCTCGTCTCCTGCTCGCTCGTGTAGAGCAGCACGCACTCACAGCCGACCATGCGGCAGAGGTGATAGACGAAAGGCCAGTCGGCTTGGTTGCGATGCGACACGCTCTCACGCTCGCGATAGAGCGGATCGTTGCGGTCAGGAACGGTGCCTGCGCGTCGCTGCTCAGGAAGTTCGACGAGCCAGTTGTTGTAGGGGAGCGCTGCAATGGCCTCGATGATGTCGGCGTAGGAGCGCCCCTCCCACGTCGTGCCGCTCGAGTTCCGAACCGCCGTGAAAGCCGCACCCTCGGCGGTGATCGTCGCCGTGAGCCCCTGTTGAGGGTCGATGCGGAACGAGGGCTTCGCGGTCTGCCCCGAGAACCACGGAAGGAACTGCCCCGACGCGGGGTAGCCGATCTGCACCTGAAGCAGATTGCCGATGCGGAAGAGCTCCGAGTTGAGGATCGCCCGTGCCATCTCGAAGGGAGCGTAGACGTCCACGCTCACGGATCCGTTCATGCCGAAGTTGAGCTCGA